ATCGTATTGTGTTGTGTGTTGTTTACATTCTGGCGTGTCGTCGGCGTCAGCCTGGACGATCGCGCCATTCTCATTACTTTTAGTTATCTGTTGCGAGACGGTCGCGCCCTGGCCAGAGGCCGGCGCACCGTCGAGCTGATATGTTCTTATTTGTTCATTATCTATTCGGGGGACATGGGTGTCCGCCCCTGGGTGTCTCATATGTCCGCCCTTCGTGTCGTAAATGTCCGCCCCTGATAGGACATGGGTGTCCCCCCCACCCCGGACATGGGTGTCCGCCCCTGGCTCGAATTTAGAGAGCGTATCGACTCCCCGAGTGACATCAATAACGTATTTATTCGTCCCTCGTAATCCTGCCTGGCGTGTCGTGACTAAGACCCCTTCAGTCTCCAGTTCGCGGATAATTCGACGGGTGTGCCGGATTGATGTGCCGGCCTGAAGTGCGACAGTCGTAACGGATGGCCACGCTGCGTTCCCGTTACCTTCGTTAACATAGTCAGCCAGGATAATCAGAATTAGTTTATGAATGCCTTCTACGCGATCGGAATGAATGATTCGCTTTACCAGTTTGAAGCTCATTTGACATCACTCAAAACTGATTTATCGCCGGTAATGACTTCAGAGAATCGCTCGAGCTCGAGATATAGACCTTTTATATAATCTTCCCAGTCATAAACGTATTTTCCCTGGCCTATTGACTGAGCAATTACTTCAACATGATCTAATCGATACTCGATTAGGTCTAAAATTCGTTGACGTTCATCTGACACGCCTTTTAGATATTCAGATGATGAGATGAAGTTTGAATCGCTCATCGGACAGTCTTAATAAGAGCGATCAGATTAGAGCGACGTGCGCGCATGTCTTCAGGGAACGACGATTCGATAATTCTGATGATTCGCTCTATTGTTTGTTTGCGTTCGTCCGCGATGCCTTTGAGATATTCGGGTGATGCGGCGATGTGTAGATCGTCCATGGTGCTCCTAATTGGAATCCCGCCGGACACCTAGCCATGTCCGGCGGGAAGCTTGTAGGGAGCGAGGCTAGTCAGGTAGAGCATAGTCTACTAATTCCCTAATACAGATTATTGTTTGCTGTTGTTCTGACGGATATTTACTGGCCGTCAATTTATAGACCTGTTCGTCACCTTTGGCGAATGCGTTAGCGCGTTGTAATCCGTCGAGGACAGACTTAGCCAGGTTATCGATGTCCTGTTTGGAATGTGTTTTCGTTCCGAAGTAGAGCCATACCTGGAGCATTCCTTCGAATTTTGTTTCGCCGTATTTTTCGTACCAGGCGTTACCGACTAGCTTCTCGAATTCGACTGTTCTCGATGGCGTGTGGACTCCGCCGTATCGTGTAAGTCGCGGCCGTTCTTTTGCGATTGGATGACCAGGGACGGTTAGATCGTAATGTTTATCCACCTAAAGCCTTTTTGCGGGCCGTAAATTCGCTGATGAGCTTGACCGAGTCTCCCGAGTCGACAGCTTTAGACCATAGATCGTTAAGCGCGCTGACCGTTGCGGCGTCTTGTATGTCTTTTGACGTCACTTGCGTTGCTTTGTTTCCGCGTTCGACCTTTGACATCTCTTCGCGCGATGGTCGTTTACCTTTTGGGGAGAATGGTCCACCTAACAGCGAGATGGCCCTTCCAGTCGATGACGTGGCGCAATTCTCGACCCAGCTAGTTTTATTCACCGGAGAGGCATCCTTGACTTCATGTGCCAGGTCGACACACGTTGGTTCTGTGTCTTCTAGGTTTAGGTAGATGGAGCATTCGACGATAATGCTGGTGTCGTCGATGTGGACCATTCGGTTAACGATTCGAGACCCAGGATGCGTCTTTTTCAGTAGATCTATTCGCTCCTGGACGGTTTGATAATCTGCGAGGTTAAAGTGAGCCATTATGTGTCCCTTCTGACGATGAGCTCTAGTTCTTTGTAGTTATTGAAGTCTGTCACGAATCTATGCGCCACGTCGATAAGGTCGCGGATCATGTCTTCGTCGCGTTCGATGATGATGTGCTTTGGTTCGAGCCATGCTGGAGCGAATACTCCGTTATCGTCTTCGACGCGCAATAGCCAGGCGAAGACACATGAAGTCGCGCCGGTCACATACATCTGCCATTGAACCTGGCGTCGATACTGGATGGGGATAGTTGTGCCTTCCCAGTCTTTGCCGGTCGTTTTGACTTCCGCGATTATTGACCAGTCTGCGTTTAGGCCGTCAGGTGTGGCGAGGTGGCGTTCTTGTTCCGCAGCTGCTATTAGCCAATCGTTCGCCTTGATACCGTAGGACTCAGGTATCGCTTCTACGATCCATTGTTCCCAGTCTCGACCGAACTTCATGTAAGCGTTATCTTCGATTACATTCGCTTCGGGATGTAGAGCGCGTTCTAGCTCTGCGTTATATCCACCAGGGCCAGAAGCGGCCTTAGCGACCGTTGTGGCACTTACCCCATACTCTCGAGCCTTATACCATTCTTCAGTCCCAGAGCGGGCTATCAGTCTCTTGTCGTTCATAAATTCCTTCTCCGATTATGAGCATTCTTTGAGTGAATTCTGCCACGACCCTACGACGTCTAACGCGGTCCATCGGTAATCCGAGGTTAAAGGTTAGGTGATCTAGGAAGGCACGTTTAGTGTCCCATTCCGCAGCTGCTTGCTCAGCGCGAAGAATTGCCAGCTCTTTGGCTACGACGCTCGGGTGTGGCCAGCGTTCATACGCGACTATGCGCGACGCGGGCCAGCGTTCATTCGGAAGCTCCATAGACCAGGAGTACCCATCCGATAAAGCCTGGAATTAAGCCGAAGACGTTGAATAGGGTAACTATGGACGATACGACAAGAATCGTTCGACCGAGTCTGAAGATTTGTTGTTTTGGCATGATGCTCCTTTGCTAGTAGGTGTTCAGAGCATAACAGAAGTTAGGGACTAGTGCGCCCTAATCACACTAGTCCCCGCCGGATAGGTAGAAGGAAGGAAGACCCTATCCGGTTACCGTCTCGGGAGACTCGACGACTGGAGTCGCTACATCCGAGACAATTCTGTTTATTATTTTTTACCCAAGACTTTTTCAGGGTCAATGAATTTACCTGATTTGTCTTTGATGGCAAAGTGAAGGTGTGGTCCAGTTGTTTGAGTACCGGTGTTACCGGTCTTACCAATTATCTGGCCTTGCTTTACACGTTGAAGCGGTCTCACGTTTATCTGCGACAGATGGAAGTAGATAGTCCGCGATCCGTCACGATGGCGAATAGTGATATTCATACCTGCGCCACAGTTGGCATTAGTTGAAGCGACCAGAACAATTCCAGTTTCAGCTGCGAATAAAGTTTCCCCTACTGCACAGTTAAAGTCCACTCCTGGCGTGAATGAACCTCGAGCGAGGTGAGCTGCGAATCCATCATTAATCTGTGTTGTTTTGACGGGTCGCTGGTAGTTTACATTGGCCATTATTATCCTATTTTTGTGATTATAAGTGAGACTAGTACTGAAGCGACACCTGACAGACCGGCGAATCCCCATACCTTCATCTCAAGATTGCGAAGGCGTTGCTCATGGTCGTCGAGCTGTTTCGGATGGTCTCCGAGACGAATCTCAAGCTCGACTAGTTTTTCGTAAATTCGGTCGAGAGTGACAGTTACTCCATCACTCGACATCGCCGTTAATTTTCGTGTTTGCCGCCGGCATTATGTTCAGAACAGCGGTAGCAAGTCCGAGCCAAAGCGTAATCTGATCGGCCGTGATGAGACCGTATCCCATAGCAATTGCGCCGATGGCGATAAGGATGCGGTAGATGTATGCGCGGGTTGTTTCAGTCATGTTTATACCTTTACTAAGTAGTAGTCGATCATGTATCGTTCAGCGTCGATGTTTCCATCGATACCAACGATTCGGTATGTAGTTGTTGTGCCTTTATAAATTAGTGAAATCGTTTTGCCAACTGTCAGCGCCGAGACTGAGGCCAGGTCTTCTTGGGCGTTCCAGCGAATTCTTGAAACTCGCATTGAAGTAGATGAGTATCTTGCTAAGAATGCGGTAGCGACATCGTCGACATTGTTTTCTACCTTCATTGTCGGTGATGATCCAACTCCGCCGGTCCACAAGTATCCCTCATCCACAGTCCAAGGTGTGTCACCATCGAAATAGTTTGTGTTGGATGGAATGTCTAAATTAAAACATAAAGCATCTACCCACATGAGGTCGCCGACGGTGAATGATCCACCACCAGAGCGCTCATATTGAATTCGCAATTCGACCCGTACTGTCCCCGCCGGTGAAACTGCAGATGCTTGAGCGACGTACCAAGTGTTAGCCGTTGTCAAGTTAACTAGTGATCCAGTAGTCGTACTAATTACCGTGTCAGAATCGTTAATCCAGTCGATTGCTAAATAAAATCTTGTATCTGTTCTAGATACTGTTCCCCTGGCTGCTCGAGCATTAAATTGATAAAATATGTTTCCCCTGGCCGGAATTAAATCGGTACTTCCGTCGTATACGACTCGCATGTTGTTCGCTGCGTTAGTTACTCGAGTTCGAATGGCCCACGATCCGTTGAAAGCTGCGAAAGGGTTCACGTCGTCAGACGGTTTACGTC